ACAAGGTGTGGACATGGCTTCACGCCAAGTGCATAACGGTATTTCGTTGCGTATCGTGCGTCAGTACGACATCAACAACGACCGTATGCCTTGCCGTATTGACGTGTTGTACGGCTTCGCAGCGATTCGTCCGGTCACCGCCGTTCGCGTCTGGGGCTAAACAGAATGGGGGCGCAAGCCCCCATCCTCTAATCTTTTTAAAGGAATTTCATCATGGCACTTCCAAATGGCGCAGGCGGCTATCAAGTCGGCGATGGCAATTTAAGTCAAGTTATGCTTGGCGTTCAAACGACACCAACAGCTAAAACAGCAGCAGCCACTCTGACCGCTGCCGAATTAGCCACCGGTATTATCACTTACGTTGGCGCAGCCGCGGCTTTGACCATGCCTTTGGGCACGGACATTGAATCGGCTTTCTCCAGTATGAAAGTCAACAGTTCGTTTGACTTTCACATCATCAACATCGGCGGCACAAACGCCGCTACGGTCACGGCTAACACCGGCGTGACGTTGGTTGGTGTTGCAGCAGTTTCGGCTAACACGGCTTGCAATTGGCGTGTTCGCAAGACCGCTGAAAACACGTTTGTTGCTTACCGCATCGCAGGTTAATGCGTAGAGGGGTGGGTAATCCTCACCCCTCGCTTTAAGGCACCTATGCAAATTTATCTTAAACACCCCCAACACGGCGCCAAGGTTGCAATTTCTGATTTGGAAGCCGAAGCTGATGTCCAAAACGGTTGGGAGATATATAATTTAGACGCGCCTACTCAAGAGGCTGCGCCTGTAAATGAGCTAAAACGACGTCGTAAAACGGAGTAGGGATGAATACAACCACAGCCGGTGATCAAATAAATGGGGCGTTACGCCTAATCGGTCAACTGGCTGAAGGTGAAGAACCGTCGGCAGCAACCGCCATCGACGCCTTAGCTGCACTCAATCAGATGATTGACTCATGGAACACTGAGCGGTTGTCGGTGTTTTCGACTCAAGACCAAACCTTCTCTTGGTTGCCAGGCTTTGCCACACGCACCCTTGGCCCCACGGGCGACTTCGTAGGTAACCGCCCTATTCTGATAGAAGATTCGTCTTACTTCCGCGATCCGTCGTCTAACATTTCGTTTGGCATTAAGCTAATCAATCAACAGCAATACAACGGCATTGCAGTTAAAACCGTGACGTCTACCTACCCGCAAGTTATGTTTGTCAACATGACTTACCCCGACGTTACGATGACCGTCTATCCTGTGCCTACCAAGGTATTGGAATGGCACTTTGTGTCGGTAGACGAACTAACATCACCGGCGTTGCTGTCCACGCCCTTGGCGTTCCCGCCAGGCTATCTTCGCGCCTTTCGTTACAACTTGGCGTGTGAGATTGCACCTGAGTTTGGCGTGGAACCCAGCCCCCAAGTGTCGCGCATTGCCATGTACTCTAAGCGTAACCTCAAACGCATTAACAACCCTGACGATATTATGTCGTTGCCTTATTCGATTGTTGCAACGCGGCAACGCTTTAATGTGTACGCCGGAAATTTTTAATCATATTCACTATGTTTACCTTTGACAAAACCTTTTACGCCTTTGACAGATCGCAAAAGCCCCTTGCTTTTGTATTTATCAATTGCGTGCTTAATGTTTTGCTGATGAGTAACAATTTCAAGATTTTCAAGTCTGTTATCTTGTCTATCAAGGTTTTTATGGTTAATCTCAAGACGTCCTTCAATAGGCCCAACAAACGCTTCCCATATACATCTGTGTATAGGCCGATGTTTGTACGCGCCATCTTTGCTTGGCGTAAAATAAACGTAAAAATCAGACCCTATTTTAGTTTTAACTGGTCGAAATTTAGCGTCGCCTTTCCACGTTTTTCCTTGTTTAATAGAGTGCGCGGTGGTTATGCTTGTTTGCAAAAACTCAGCTACACGTTTAAGCGTAGCGCCGTCGCAAAACATTTGTTTGGCAGATTCAATTTGCTCTGCGGAAAACAACTTTCCTCTAGCCATGCGCCTAATATTTCCTTGATCGCTAATTTCGTACAAACCCTCAAACCCCAATACAGGTTTCCACATTTCCATAGTTTAACTCCTTTTAAGTTAAATAGGAGTGTAGCATGAAGTCGCCTATCCTCGGCTCGGCATATACGGCGCGCAGCGTCAACGCTGCCGACAACCGTATGATCAACTTGTTTCCAGAAGTGGTCGCCGAGGGCGGTCTAGAGCCTGCGTTTTTAAACCGTGCGCCTGGACTGCGTTTGATTACGTCTGTCGGCACTGGCCCCGTGCGGGGCTTGTGGACGTTTAACAACAATATGTACGTCGTGTCGGGCAACATACTTTATAAGCTAGATACCGAATACACCATTACTGCACTTGGCGTAGTTGCAAACGACGGGCCGGTGTCGATGACCGACGATGGCATCCACCTGATGGTGGCGTGTAACGGGCCAAGTTTTGTCTACAACGCCGACACCAATGCGTTTGGGCAAATTACTGATCCGGACTTCCCTGGCGCGCTAACCGTGTCGTACCTTGGTGGCTACTTTGTGTTCATAGAACCCTCTAGCCAGCGCGTATGGACGACTACGTTGCTTGACCCACTCAGTATTGACCCACTCGATTTTGCAAGCGCAGAAGGCGATCCTGACCATTTGGTGTCATCTATTACTGACCACTCTGAGGTTTGGCTGTTTGGTGGCAACTCGGTTGAGGTTTGGTACAACGCTGCTGCTGCGGGTGCGGGTTTTCCCTTACAAAGAATCCAAGGCGCGTTTAATGAAATTGGTTGCGCTGCAACATTTTCCGTTGCCAAATTGGATAACGGGTTGTTTTGGTTAGGCTCGGATGATCGTGGGCGCGGGATTGTATACCGCTCACAAGGTTATACCGGTGTGCGGATCAGCACCCACGCCGTTGAGTGGCAAATTCAACAGTACGGCGACATTTCTGACGCCATTGCCTACACCTATCAACAAGACGGTCATGCGTTTTACGTTTTAACTTTTCCTACCGCCAAGGCGACTTGGGTGTTTGACGTTGCCTCACAAGCGTGGCATGAGCGGGCAAGTTTTAGCAACGGCGAATTTAGCCGCCACCGTAGCAATTGCCAAGTGTCGTTTAACCAAGAGATTATCTTAGGTGACTTTCAAAACGGCAACTTGTATGCGTTTGATTTAGAAGTCTACGCTGACGGCCCACGCACTCAGAAGTGGTTACGATCGTGGCGCGCACTGCCCACCGGCACCAATAACTTTACGCGTACCACTCAACACGCGCTTAAATTAATTTGCGAAACCGGCGTGGGATTGCCAGGCGTGGTCGAAGTGCCAGGGCGCGTCTATTTGAGCCCCTTGACCGTATCCGGCTCACTTGGCATTGTCGATCAGATTGAAATTATTAACGCCGTGGATAATTTTGTGCAACCACAAGTCATGCTGCGCTGGTCAGATGACGGTGGTCACACTTGGTCAAACGAACATTGGAAGTCAATGGGCGGCGTGGGCGAGTACGGCAAGCGCGTCATTTGGCGCAGGCTCGGTATGACTTTAAAACTGCGTGATCGGGTGTATGAAATCTCAGGCACCGATCCGGTCAAGATTGCCATCATGGCGGCTGAACTTAGTGTTGAGGCGACCAAAGCATGACGCCCACACAAATTACCGCACCGCGGGTGCCGATCGTAGACCCTAGAACGGGTTTGATCTCGCGCGAGTGGTTTCGTTTTATCAATTCAATGTACGAACAATTAGGCGCGGGCACGGGTGCCGCGTCTGGTACGTTTACAACAGCCGATTCTAAAACCGTGACGGTCGTCAACGGCATCATTACAGGGATAGTCTAATGTCGATCAATCTATCAGCCTTTGCCGGTGCGGGCGCGCAATTCTTTAACGCCAATGGCGCACCGCTCACCGGCGGTTTGCTGTACACCTACCTGTCGGGCACGTCTACGCCAGCGACAACCTACACGTCGCGCGCGGGCACAGCTAATAACACCAACCCGATTGTGCTAGACGCAGCAGGGCGCACACCGGCTGAAGTGTGGCTAGACGGCGGGGTGCTGTACAAGTTTGTGTTGAAAACCTCAACCTACGTTCAAATCGGTTCGTATGACAGTATTCCCGCAATTAACGACACCACAAGCATTAGCAACCTGATTACGGTTGCCGGTACAAACACGCTGACCGGCTTGGCTACCCCTGCTTTGGGTGGGTATGCTACGGGCGCACAATTTAGCTTTATCGCCCAAAACAACAACACCGCAGCGGTAACGATTGACATCGACACGCTAGGTGTCAAGTCAATCACCAAGTTTGGCACAACACCTCTAGCGGCTAACGATATTGTTGCGGGTTCTTTGGTGCTGATCGAATACGACGGCACAAGGTTTCAATTTCTTAACGCCCCTAACAACACGTTTAGGTACATTGTTGAATCAACTACCGTTTCTGCAACGGCGGCGACCGGCACAATCAATTACGACGTGGGTACGCAATCTATCCTGTACTACACAACCAACGCGTCTGCCAATTGGACAATGAACTTTAGGGCGTCGTCCATAGCTACGCTTAACAGCCTCATGTCAACGGGGCAAACCATTACCGTGACGTTCTTGGCAACCCAAGGTGCGACCGCTTACTACAACAGCGCAGTCACCATCGACGGCGTAGCGGTTACACCCAAATGGCAAAGCGGCATTACGCCAAATGCGGGCAACATCAACTCGGTAGACTCCTACACCTACGCCATCATCAAGACCGGCAACGCGGCGTTTACTGTAATTGCTTCGCAAACAAGGTACGCCTAAATGCCACGCATTTCTAACATCGGCGCAGCATCAGCAGGCGCATTTGGGTTAAGCACCAACTCCCGTATTTACGGGGATTACTTGCTTGTGGGCGGTGGCGGGCAAGGCGGTACTAGTCAATTTACGTCTACCTACGGTAGCGGCGGTGGGGGTGGTACGGTACTCCAAGGCTCAATGTTTTTGCTTTCAGGTTCGTCTTATGCCGTAACCGTTGCGCCTAGCGGCGGTACTAGTACGTTTGCAACCCTTACCGCAACGCCAGGCGGCGGTGGTCAAGACAGTAATGTGGGCAGCGCAGGCGGCGTAGCAGGTGCGGGCGGCGGTAACGGCGGCAATACTTTGAGCGGGGCGGGTAACGCGGGAACAACGTCTTCTATTACCGGCACCCCAGTTGTTTACGGTAGCGGCGGTGGTGCAGCCCCCGGCGGCGCAGGCGCGTCAGGTGCAGGTAATGGCGGTACAGGCCCCTTAGGCGCAGGTGGTGCGGGTACCCCCAACCGAGG